CAACCAAACGTGCCGGCTCAATCAAAGGATATGCGTCAGTAAATACCTTACCAGCATAACCAAGTGCACGAACCTCCTGGTCACGTACCTGCTTCCAGTAACCAACACCAGGATTACCCTGCGTACGAGTGATTACTACACCAGGGATCAACTCAGGTGAGTTCATAGGAATTGCAGTTGAGCTAGTAGTATATGCTGTAGCCTCCATATTTACAACAGAATACTCATTCAAAGAGTAAACACCTTCATTGTCGCCCTTCGGCATTGCAGTCAACGTCAACTTAGCACCTTCCAAAGAAGTGATAACACGTCTGTTGGGATGTTTGTTAATACGTTTCTGAATTGCAGAAGCAAGTTCCTCAGCATCAACAGAATCAGCGATTACCTCATAAGTATGAGTAAACTGACCCGGAGCCTCATAAAGGTCTTTGTAAACAATACGTACTACATATCTGTCACCAACTACGATATCAGCGTTAGTGAAGTCAATCTCGATTTTATCTTCAACTGGCGCAGTGTACTCACCAATTACATAACGGGGATGAGAAGCTTTCTGGATTGCATTAGAATACTTAATAATGCTCTTGTCCTCAGTCGTACCATCAGGCAACGTTACAGCTACTTTACCAGTGCAAACACCAATGAATACCTGGCTTGCTTTAGCAGCGTCAGCTGATGCCAACGGTTTACGGTTCTCATCAAAAATTGCGATCTCACCAACATTCATTACGTCTGCAGAAGCAGGAGCAACGCATTTGTTAGCGACCAAAACAGAATCAACTCTTGTAATCATAAAATTTTAATTGTATCAATTTGTTAGACATTGCGCCGTCTAGGCTTAGTTCTACTTTCATTTTCAGATTTCCACGTCCTAAGCGCATTAATATTATTCCATTTCTAATACTTCAGTAGCGTGTGTAGTAACACGTTGATTCTACCAAGTAGAAGTATGTTTATTCTCAATATACATTTGAGCTGCGATCTTTACAAACTCTGAAACAGTGTGTTCAGGTAGATCTTTGAATTCGTCAAACGGATATTGATGTACCTCAATCTTATGAGGTAATCTCAAGTATATCAATTTATATGAGCTTACTTGGTAGTTACCATCAGTGTACAAATAGATCTTATTTGTTCTAACGGTTCTAATCGGTTTAGCTTGACAATACTTGATTTTGTGTTCAGATAGGGAATTCTCCAATTGCCTATCGATTGTTTCGATTGTGCCTTCTAAGGTATCAGTCTTTCTAGGTATGTAATTACCGTCTTCATCAGTAGACCAGCAATGATCATACTTATCATTTAACGGAAGAATGCTTGCTGTGTCGCCTAATAGTATGGCATAATTTTCAGGTATTTCTACACAATATTCTGAATCACTTATAGCTGTTACTGTATCGTATGTTTTAGTAACAACTAAAGTGCGTAAATCATCTGTTCTTTTCTGGTCCTATTCGAATCCTTTCTACTTGTAGTTTATACCAGAATATCTTGTTTTCCAGAACTTCTCAAGTCCAGCATTAATCCAGAATTCTGATTCTGTAGTAGTAGGCTTATTGAGGTTGTCATCAAGCATGCCAATCTCTAATTCAAACTTCTCTAATATATCAATATTCTGTATCATTACTATTTATCAGTTTTATCAGGTTCTTGTGTATCCTGCTGTTTTACATTCTACTGTTGGCCAAGTCCTTTAGTAGATAAGAATAAACTTACAGCTCCTTCTACAATCTCCATATGTACATTCTCAGGTAATTCACAGTGATCTAGCATCTCAGTACCTTCTACATGTTTAGTACCAAACTGTTTTGGCTTTCTGTAGTACATCAACTCCACTTCAGTAATCTCACTATAATTATCATGAATAATATTCATATAATTATCGCTATCGTTTACTTTACCTGAATTGAGTATTACAAACGGTTTACGTATGATAGGATGATCATAGTATGTTGTCTGTACTCGCTTTAGGTTATCTTCATTAATAGTCTGATTAGGAGCAATAGAATCGTGGTTATCACCATATTTATACATCTTATGAAGTCTACTATTAGATCTGATGTACAAGAAGAAATCTTCTGGTAATTTAACCTTGATAGTGTTCTGATCCATATAATCAGACTTTTCAGGAGTTAATTCTACTCTAACTGAAAGACCTTTAATCGAATCTAAATTCTTATTACTAGCTCTACTTCCATCAACAACTTGATCTGCTTGTAAGTAGGCCTAGCGTACGTACATCAATGTGTATTCGTACAAGTATTGAAATATCGTATCTGAAGAAAGCTTCTCGCTTGTCTCATACTAAGGGTTAGTTTGGTATAAGATACGCTCAAAGCTTCTTTGCATTTCATAAGCGTTCATTATTCATTAACTTGATTAAGTTGAGACTTAGATTGCTATCTCTGTGATTCAATATCTTCTAGAGCTAACAATGCGGCTCTATTAATAATCTCATCGTACATGTAATCTGGGAACTCTTGCAAACCCTCTTCTGGATAATCTTCTATCTTCGTAGGTTGCTTAACATAAGTAAGCTGCAACGAGTAACTGTCAGCTTCCATAGTATGAGTATCAATAAACATGTGGATACCATCATCTTCAATTACAGCCATCGGATAAGCCATATACGGATCGTTATCGTAAGTCTTTCTAAACTTATCAACGAACACGTGGTTCATTAATTGAATACTAGCCAATTCTGTACCGAATTGAAGTAAGCCAGATACGAAGTACATATAGTCTGCCGGCATACTAGCTGTAACCAATTCGTTGCTATAGGTTTTAGATACTACCTACAGTGTTTGCTCAGTTACTAAGTTAGCAAGGTCACTTATACGTTTGACAGAAAGTTCGAATGGTATTTTAACAGAATTATTACCAGAAAATTTATTGTTCACCACCTAATATACAGCCTGATCGATCCAGTAATCAATCTCTTCGTCCAAGAATCCAGGGGCTCCACCAAAAGCTGTAGCTTGCCCATTCTTATCGATCTCCATTTTAAAGGCTATATGTAATTCGTCTCTAGTTTTCATGTTTATTTCTTAGATTTTGTTTCGCCTAAGATGCTCAAGTAAATGTCTTGATTCTTCTTATCTTTCAAGAATGAGATTACATCCTCAAGACCATTACCAATAACATCTGTACCGAAATAATAAGTGGCTCTATTTTTTCTAATAATGTTCTTACTTAGTGCCTCTTCAATTACGAAGTTAATTTCTTTGTTAGGATTGTCTACCCAGATTCTAATAAATCTAGCAGGATCCTTATCAATTAACTGAGAAAGACTTGCTTCAACCATTTCATTAGACAATGTGTCAGCTTTAGTACCAAGCAAACGAAGACATTTACGCATCTCTTCGAGTGACATCTTGTCAAGAGCTCTATAAGCATCACGTTTAACTTTGTTAGCTTTGTTTGCAAGCTCAGCCTCAGCTTCTTTATTAATGAGTACGTAATCTTTTGATGGATTTACTTTATCCAAACCCAAAGCAACACGCTTGTGTCCTTTCAAGAATAAGTACTGTAATTCCTCTTCTGGTTTATCTGTGTTCAGAATCTTATCATCCTTGCCAATCTTTACTGCGAATGTATCCCAGTATGTGCCATCGGGACTAAGAGTTCCCTCAGAAAAACCCAACTTCTTTTCAAATTCTCTAGCCTACTCCTAAGTAAGGCCTGTATATCTACTACCGGATCTAGTCCAGTAAGAACCGACTGCATCAAAGCAGTTAGCCCATTTTACCAATCCTGTCCAAGGATTTACTTTTGTTGATCTAACGATTACCTCCATAATTATTGTATAATTAGATTATCAAGTTAGTTAGTTATTCTTTTCCAAATATATTTTACACGCCAATCGTTCACATTCTTTAACGGATGTCGTAACTGCGTACGGATTGTATCTTTGTGTATTCCGGTCTAAGCGGACGCTTCTGTAATAGAATCAAATTGTGCTATCAGCTACCCATCAGATGAATACTATCCAACAGGTACTCGTTTAAGCTAAGATATTAATTGTAAATGCTTTCGTTTCTTATCTGAGCATTTCCCTTTTCTAGCTTTAGACATTGCTAATTTTACTTCATCAGACATTTTTCGGCCGATAGCTTTCTAACGTATCTTCTCTTTTGTTTCATCAGAATGCTTCTTGCCAAAGGTTCCGTCTCCGCCAGCAGTTAAATTATAACCAACATTTTGATCCATTGAGTTGTAGAATTTTATCCAATATTTTTTCTTTTTCTTTCAACTCGTCATAGTCACTTGCTGTATCAATGACATCTATTGTGAAGTTTTCTTCACCATATTTTGCCATCGAACGGTGGATCGGCGTAGGATCTCCGATACGAGATTCATACCAATGGTGGCGATATCTTGTACCGGAGCCCTAATTTGTTATGCCAATGTATATCTTATTGGTTATTGTATTCGTTATTTTGTAAACTTCGTTAGTCATAACTCAGTAAACAAAACGTTATCAGTGAGATGCGTCCATTATCAACTCTCCGCAGGCACGCGGGTCACGAACCATGATACCGCAATCACCGAGGAAGTGACAAGTGTAACCATCCTTAGCATTACTTCTAACCTCAGTGTTAGAGTGTGCGTAACCAGCAGGAGTTACAGAACCGGCAGTACACCAGTTAATGAACTCACGATCTTTACGAACAACTTTAACGATGTTAGCCTCACCATCACGACGACCAAGATCCAAGAACGTGATACGATAAGACTCCAACGGTTTCAAAGTAACCGGGTGCAACTGACGGTTGTAAGTCAAGTTGTCATACAACGGCATGTGTTTGAACGTAAGCTCGATACCGTTAGTAAACTTAACAGTCTTGAACTGACCACCGAAAGTCAAATTGTCACCTGAACCGGTTACAAATACGGTGTCAACCAACTGCAGCGTTGCAACTTTCTCTTTGATTACACGATCGATTTCTTTCATACCCATCTCACCAGTAAAAGCAATAAACTTGCGCTCGTTAGTGCCAAGTACATTATAAGACAGATCAAACAAGAAATCCTCAAGCAACTCAAGAGTAAGTTTAGTATAGTAACGTCTATTAGACGGAGCAATCTGCTCAAGGAGTCCGGCGCCAATGTAAACAGGTCTGCCGTTTTTGCCCTTAAGGTTGCAAGAACCATCTTTATTAACATTGTTTTGATTGTAAACCAAACCACGCTCCATACGCTTGTACCACTCACGCATAGCCAACCACTCCTGGTACGGTGCCCAGAGGTAAGAAGTCTTACCGGTCTTAGGATCTTTCAAAGCTACAGCCATAACTGTAGAGAAAGCGTGACCAGTGATATCCCAGCTAAGACGCATAGTCGTAAGGTGATTACGCATTTTAAAGTGAGTGTTGTAGTTCAGGATATCAGCCTCCTCTGAATACTCCTCGTAAGCAGAAGCCAAACGCGATACCTGGTGACCAGCCAACAGCATCTCTGCATCGATATAAGATGCGGGGTTTGCATTAGTAATATAACCAGTATAAACATGCAGATTACCATCCTGATACGGTGCATCAGAAATACGCAACTGGCTCTTATCGTCGAGCTCAATAGTTGCACCAGGACCAAACCAAGCATCCTCCAACCACAAAGTAATAGGAGTATTGCCAAGACCCGGAGTCATAGTTTCATAGTTCTCTGAAGTAATAGTAACACCATTCCATGCAGCCTGACGAATCGTAACGGCACGATCCTGATCGATCATAACGCCCCATTCGAAAGTATCCTGATCAATTGTCAATACGTTACCCAAACCACCAGTCAACATATCGAGGGAAGTAGTATAACCACTGTCTTTAGTACCAAATACATATGACAAAACAGTGGATACCTCATACGGTCTCTGCTGAGAGGCCAAGCTAATCTTGTTCATATCAACCAGATCGGAAAACCATTTTCCTTTGTACAAGACTAGGTTATTTAAAATATTGTTATCCATGTTATAAATTATAATTTATTATTATGATATACGCAGTCGTCTTGCAGCAGAATACCAGATATTATCATCGTCCGATCCGTTATTCAATTGTCTAGACTTACTGCTTACTCCACTATTCTTCAAGCTGTTTTTAAACTTTTCTACAGCGGAATTATTTCCTTCTCTTTTTGCTGCAGCCAATAACTTGTCAGCATTCATAGTAAAATACGCAGATTCAATTAAGTTCTTAACACCACCTTTGGCGTAGTCTTTCTGATACTTCGTACGACCATCGGCTTCCGGCTTCAGTATGTAATCCATCAAAACACGTTTGTCTTTCTCAGGAATATTAATACCACGTATATTCTTTAAGCCTTTAATTTCGGTGACAACGTTATCATAGAACTGTTGTTGCCTCTCCATATAAAGCTAATATTGTTTTTTCTGCTCCTGTAATAGCTGTTCCTTTTTCTGTTCGTTGATTTCTTTAAGGTCTTCGATAGCATCTTGAGCCTCATCTTCAAGTAAACCAGCATCCTCATACTTGCTGATTTTCTTATCGATCTGCTTATCGCTGAATCCTTTTTCTTTCAACAATTGTTTAACTACAATCTTCTGATTGTTCTCATCCTCAAGGTCGATATCATCAAGATTTACTTCAGCATCAATACTGAAATATTTACGGATATCACCACCCTGTTTAACGAAGTTGTCGAGAGCTTCAATTTCCTGACTAGCATAAGCAGGCTTACTGTTCTCTTCAATAACATCCTTAAAGTAAGAGATCAACTCTGATACATCTTTAGGTTTGTTATCCTCTTCATCCATCTCCCAACCAAGCTCTTCAGCCATCGCATCAAAGAAGTTTGATACAACGTTATCATCTGCCGGCTCATCTACATTCTGAGGCTCAGTGTCCTCAGTAGGCTCCTCGACTTGTTTACTCTTCTTAGAAGGTTTCTGTTTTTTATCGTCGGTATCATCTTCATCCTCCTGCTGTTCAACAGTGTCGTCTTCTTTATTTTTCTTACCTTCGATACTGTTGTTCAATTGATCTCTCAACTCATCTTCATCCACTGCTTCAGATGAGAAGTTATCGTCTGTATCTTTGTCATTAGGCAACTCGCCATTGCGATTTGGAATAAACCCATCAAGGATTGCTTCAAATCCACCCAATGTGTTATTGTTCTCTTTGTCCATAATTAATTAATTAATTAGATTTTGTTTTATTATCCCGTGCAATAGCAGCTCCTCCAGCTACCATGGGAACTCTTTTTAATGCTCTTTTAATGTACGCATACTTTGCTTTCTTGTATGCTGCACCTTTAGCTCCTTTCGTCTCAACCATCGAGGCTATCCAATTGAAATATGACTGACTATAAGCATTCTGTTCAAGTAACAGTCTATCGATAGTCTATTCAGGTAAACTATCAATTAGCTTATTCATTTCTTTTACAGTTGGAGTTTTACCATATTTCTGTTGATACTCAAGGTATAATCTGTTACGCATCTCTGTATTAGTCGCTTGCTTCTCAACCAATTTCGCGTGCGCTCTGTTCTTTGTTGTATATGCTCTATTTAATAAGTTTTCATACTTATCACTAGTCCATTCAGTATCTTCAAACCTATGTCTGAATTCATGACTGATAGTATTGTTGAATCTATTTTTATTAGGATGTTCAGCAATTTTTGCATTATCGGTAATTCTACTATAACTACCACTAACACCCTCAGCTATACCATCTTCTGGATATAAATCGTATAAGAAGTTGTTTCTATTATTTAGATATTCAGCTTGCTATGCTTCATTCAACGTACTTCTTTTAAGCACATCGTTCTAGAAGAAATCGTATGCTTCATCACTAAACTAATCTGTTGCTATAGGCTATTTCAATGTTGGTCTAGTATACGGGTTCTTTGGAATTACAACGTTACCGTTTTTATCTAAAATCAATGCGTTTTCAACATCGTCTGATGTACTGGTTAGTGCTTTTACCGCTCCTTTCTTCAATACTTTTAATCCTTTGATGAATTTATTTAGTATTGGAGTTAATGCTACAGAACTAACATAATCAGCTGCGATCGGATCAGTTCCACTCATAAACCCTGCACTAGCATTGTATCCTTGTAAGAACTTCTATGTATTAGGATCGTATGCATACACAGGCATTTCTGAAGTTGAATTGTACGGTAGATATTGTAACGGTTGTTGTACACTATCTGTACCATCACCATATTTGATTATGCCGCCTTTTGACTTTTTTTCTGTAGCATTGCCATTTTTATCAAGCGTGTAAGCAGCGCCAGCGACAGAAGGGTAAGTAAGCAGATCGCGCAGCTATTTGATAGCTGCTTTTCTATTTGTGTCAGTCATAAAATCGATAACTGGACTGTAGTAGTCAGATGCATACCCATTTGTCTAGCTAAACACATTAAGCAAAGTTTCGTCCGGAACTTCCTTAAGAGCGTCTTTCAGGTGGTATTTGCTATCTATTAAGCGATTAATATATTGAGGATACAGTTCGCTAATATTGTTCTTTACTTCATTCAGTGTTGCTCGGAGTTCATACCATCTTTTTGCGTCAACTGGCCCACCAGTCCATATAGGAGTGGACATATCGGTATTAGCATCCTCTAAAAAATCAAGGAAATCTTGGTATTTCCGTTGTACTGTCTCCGGTATATAATCATCTGTACCATGTGACGCTTTCTCATGTACAGCCGTCCCGTTCAAGTAATCCTTAAACCTCCGTTTATATGCCTCATCGTACTTAAGATAGTTGTGTCCAGAACCATTGTAATGCACGCCAATCACGAGTGGATCATTAATGGGTTTTTCGAACGAATCTTTATCGGTCACTTTGATTCTGTACTCGTCGTTATACATATATCTGTCAGCATTCTAAATGCCACGTTCCTAAAGCTACTGACGTAATATTTTTTCATAAAAATCGTTTGCATACTTATCTAGGCCTTTTGATAATTCTTGATATTTCGGATTCACAAACATTTCATCCGGATTTTCAATACCTAACGTACGCCTGAATATTCTATCATATTCCGGCCCTAGTTTTTCTTTAAGCGTATTAACTACATTTTCTCCAGCATATTCAGAAGGCAATTCTATACCAAATTTTGAATACTTCGCGTCAAAGATAGGATTTGGAGTGCTCGCTTCAGTATAAATTCTCTTATTAGGTACTACAACTCCTTCATCGAAATATCTACCATTAGATAGCTTTCTAAATGCCCTTAGATTCTCCATTGGCATTGTACCAGTATCAAAACCAATACCATAACCAGCTGGCAAATCTGATGATAAAATTGGAGCGTATGCAGATCTTGCTGATACATCAACTCTCGCATTAACATATGTTGGAGCATCACCTTCTAGCATATAATCGGCGAATCTATTATTATTAGCAAACGACCATTCCCAAGGTTTGCCAATTGCTGCCTGCGTCTTATCACCGTGAGCAGATCCGAATTTTATTAATGTAGGTTTCCTTTCACCTACAGGTATCAGTTCGTATCCATTCTAACCAAGTCTAAGGTAACGGTTTTTTAACATACTATTTCTCCAATCTGTCACAGCAGAAGGATACTGCGCAATATCGCGTGTAGTGACATTTTTACCAAGCTCTTTGAGATTTTCAACTTCGGGATACTAAGTTACTCTATAGAATTTACTAGCGTTTCTGAAATATCCTGGACCAACAGTGCCATCATATACTTTTGTAGCAGCATTTAATTCTTTTGATAAAGCTCTACTCAATGCTAAATTTCTAGTAGGGGCGTATTTAGAACCAAGACGTATTACGCCATCTTCTAATGCGCTAGCTGTCTATCTAATAGAACCACCACCCATAGGCATTGTAAAAGTAGCAAAATCCATGATAGCGGAACCAACTGGAAATGCATAATCGCTAATAGCTTCTCTCATGTAATTACCACCTCTTCTACCTTCAGCTTTTCTACTAGCATCCCAAGTCATAGGAGCTGTAACAGATACCTAACGTAACGGCACTGTACCATATGTGTCTGAACTAGCGTCATAGAATGGGCTAACATCACCAGTTTCCCTATTCAAATGGCTAAGTAATTGCTATGTTTCCTTGTTGGCTATATAGCTCTACATCTACGGTCTGACATCAACTATAGCATCCTGTACAGCTGTATCAATATTGAGCATTGGAACCTTAATTCCGTCCTAAGCTTTTTTTATTTTCTTGTTATAATCATAATATATATTTTCATTATCATAATTATTATAATAATAATTTCTATTGGGAGTTACTGTTATTTCAGGTAATACAACTCCACTTTTATAAGTAACAACTGCTTGTCCATCTTGATTACCATCAGCCATTCCAAATATAGTATGATTTGGAGTTTGCATTCCTTTATCAGTTAAATCAAATTGATACAAAGATATCCAAGTACCTTTACTTGGATGTGTAGGATGAGGATCTAATTTAACATTATCATCCCTATGTTCTCTTTTATCTGGAAAATATCCTAATCTATTTGCTTCCTCTTCTGAAATAGTAAATTTATACTTATGCCAAGGTTCTCCTAAAATTTTTGTTGAAGTACTACCATCATATAAGTTATCTACTAGATTCCTGGTATTATAAGGATTGTCAAATCGCACATCATCTGTACCGTATGCATACTTCTTTGGTTTAGACCAACGTACACTATCTTGATGAGTACCGGTAAATCTAAATGCACGCAACTGGTTTTCTGATGCTGGATACAAAGCGTTACGACGCATAGCTTCTGCACCATAACCACCATTACTGTGATTGTATCTACGCTGACCGTTCTTATCATACCCATTAAACATCATAGCATGATTGTGCCCCTTACCATCACTACGAATTACAATATCTGAAGGTTCGGCTTGACTGATAGGAATTTCTTTAAATCCACTCTTTGATGCAGGAGTATTCATGAACTGTTGGTTAGAGAACATGATATACTGTGGGCCATAGAATGATGTACTAGTAGCAATGCATGTTGGACCAAGAGCACCTTCAACAGTAGGTGAATACTACGTACCTTCAATCTTACTACGTTCTGCTTGTAGCTTAGCCATCACGTCATCAGCTGATTGATTACCGTATTGATTTGCGAACTTGTGAGTAAATCCAACAATACCTGGTATAGATCTACCGTTTATGATAGTTGTTGCGTATGGTTCTACAGCTTTAATTCTTCTATCGATATCAGCAAGACTTGCCTCCTTCTAAGCTTGAAATTCAGATGCACTTTGTGGATTTGGTTTACCACCAACATATGCAGGAGTTGGAAGTTCTCTAGTCTTAGACTCATTTAATGCTTCAGCACGCTTGCGTTCGATAGCATCAGATATTGAACCAGTAGAACTAGTTCCGTCCCCATATTTAGGTATGCTCTTCCATTCCCAGTATGACAGCTAAGGATTCTATTCCTTAGCTGCCTTATACTGTTTCATGTTATCTCTAAATGATTGTCTATCCATTTTTCTTTTCTTCCATTATAGAGCCTACTAGATCTGCAAGAAGATTGATAGCTAACTGATCGTTATCGTTATTAATCTTATTATACACTTGTATTAGCATAAGGTATATACCTTCTAGTAGTTCTCTATCTGTTAATGATTTTAGATCCATCATTTCTCTCCAGTTACTTTGTTGCGAATTGCAGTCTTAGCTTTCAGTTTCTCACGTTCCATAGCAGCATTATCTTTCTACTTCTGAAGCTCTGTTTCATGCTTCATACGCTCGCGTTCAAGTTCAATCTTCTTGTTTTCAATCTGTTTCTTATTCTCAGATTCTCTCATTTT